TGAGACTGGCGAAACTCTAAAGATTGCAACTGATGGTACTATTTCCCATTTTGTTGTTGCAGCAAGAGGCGATAACTATCCTGTAATAGGAACCAAGATGGTTCTTGACGGAATCACCTTCGATAGAAATAAGATTGATGTCTTTATTCTAGGTGGTGGTTCTGTTGTCAAGGCAGCGGTTAGAGATCGCAACTCTGTCAATACAATCTACTCACAACCACCTCAAGTAACTTTTGACACTGGTAATACTACTGTTACTCAAGAAGCAGTAGTAACTCCTGTTCTGTTTACAAATTCCATCTACACTTATTCTGCAGAGAACGTAAAGTCTGTTTTTGCTGAGTTTGGTGCAGGTAACAAGAACAAGTTTAGTGCTGATGTAGAACTAGATGAGACTGGTTTCTCTAGAGTTACTTCTGTAACCGAGAATACTTTCTCAGGAACTCTTGGATTCAAGTTTATCGAGTGTAATGGATTTACAGGAGATGCTTCCAAGCAGGTAGTTCAAGGTGACATTATCCAATTTGCTGATGTAACGGGTTCAGTCTACAAGTATTCTGTCACCTATGCTACTCCTCCTTCTGGAACCAAGAGATCCAGAATTTATGTTGATAGAGCACTTATTGCTAATGTAGTCAATGCTAGTGTTGTTGTACAAAGACCTCTAGTTACAAATCCAGTTGGTTCTCTTATTGTTCCTACTGGTGATAAGCAGATCAAGTCTCTTATCGATTCCACAGAAGATACTAAAGTCACATATCACTTCAGAAGAGACTTTATTGCTACCTCTTCTTCTGGTAATGGTAGTTTGACATTTGCTGCTCAGTTGCCATTTGGTACTCAAAGATTTGTTCCTTTCGACGAAGAGAACTTCCTGGTTACAATTCTCGATCCAGGTATCTGTGTCCATGGTCTTACAGAAAGACAATCCACTCTCGAAGTTGGAACAGCAGGACAACCAGGATATCTAGCAACTAATTTTGAAGTCAATCTGAACGCTGGTCTAATCGTCTCTGGAGACATTGCATATGTCAACCCAGAGTATGTAACCTTTGCCCAGTCTACTCTCGCTACAGGCGGTCTGACGGCAGGATCCGTTAGCGTTAACTTCCCTGAGAACCACTTCGGTGATATTGCAGAGATCGTAAACTCGTTTAATACCGAGATTGCATACTATGAGAGTCTATCCACTCTAACTCAGACACAATTGGATAGACTGACAATTCTACGTGCATCTGTCCCCAATATCACATTCCCAACCCTGAAGTTGACAGCAACACTCCAGGTATCTAAATCAAAACCAAGACTCAAGACTGCTATCAGAAACAAGCAGATTATTGTTCAGTCTGGTGGTACACAACTTGTTCCATTTAGAGGACAAGACGTTGATGGTGAGACCATTAACATCACCTCTTATGCAGACGTATTCAAACTAAGATATGTCTATGAGGGTTCTGAATCTGCTCCTGCAACAGTTGATGCTGCTGGTAACTTGATTTCTGGTACAGATGTTACCGACAAGTACATCTTTGATAGTGGAATGAGAGATACTCACTATGATATCGCAACTCTTCTACTCAAGTCTGGAACTATCGCACCTACGGGTCAGTTGGTAATTGCATTCGATTACTTCGAGCATTCTCAGGGTGACTTCTGTACTATTGACTCCTATCTGCATGAAGCAGGTGTTGGTGCAGATGAGATCCCCATGTTCAACTCTTCTGCTCATGGTTTGGTATCTCTCAAGGATGTATTTGACTTCCGTCCTAAAGTAGATAACTCTAACTATGTTCCTGGTTATCAGGACAAGTCAATCCTTTCACAGGACAACTATCTTGAGTTCTCTGGTTCTGGTGGTATTGCTGCTAGCACACCTGCACCAGATGCAGTGCTTCCATACACCATTAAGTTCAATAAGACACAATATCTAGATAGAATTGATGGAGTCTATCTAAACACCAATGGAGACTTTATCGTCAAGAAAGGTAATCCATCTCTCAACCCATCCAAACCAGAGCAGGTTAGCGATTCTATCCCTCTATACTATCTCTATGTTCCTGCATTTACTGATAGTTATAGAGATGTACGTATTGTTCCTTCTGAGAACAAGCGTTACACAATGAAGGACATCGGCAAACTTGATCGCCGTGTTGAAAGACTAGAATACTACACTTCCTTGAGTGTTCTAGAACAGCAAGCATTGAATATGCAGATTACTGATGACATCGGTCTCGATAGATTCAAGTGTGGATTCTTTGTAGATAATTTTGAAACTCATAAAGGTAATATCAAGGCAGCAGATCACCTCTGCTCTATTGATACGCAGCAATCTGTATTGAGAGCACCTGTAAACGAAGAGAGTTTTGCTGTTAGAGAAATCAATACAAGAGCAGACCAAAGAGAAGTTGCTGGTTATGTCAACCACAATGGAGTCCTAACTCTACCATTCACTAATGTTAAATTGGTTGGTAATGAGTTTGCTACTAAGACAATTAATCCAAATCCATTCGTTGTTCTCCAGTATGTTGGTGACGTTGGAATTATTCCTAATGTGGATTCATGGTATGACAGATCTATTGCTCCTCTGGTAACAGATAACAATACTGATCTGTTTGTTCCTTTCCTTTCTAAGGATGATGTTGCTACTGCATTCTCACAAACCTACAACTCTTTCGTTGTAACTTGGTCTGGAACAGAAAGAGCATTCTACAACATCAATCCACTATCTACTACAAATAGTGAGGCATCTAAGAATAATGTAACTGATGCTCTCGTTTCAAGTTCTTCTAACATCAGTCCTCAGAACAATGAGACTCCAAAGGGTGTTACTACTAGATCTAGCAGAGGTAAGTCTGTAATTACTTCTCTAAACTACTTTGCTCGTAGCATTCCTGTCAAGTTTGTTGCTAGAAGACTAAAACCAAAAACTGAACTCTCTGTATATCTTGAGGGTAAGAAGATCAATCGTTGGGTAGCACCTGACATTAGATTTACTGGCATTGCTGGTAACTCTACATCTACATTTAATTCCCCACTCATCACTGATGACAATGGTAACCTCAGTGGTATCATTCTAATTCCTGCTGGCAATCCTCCTTCTGATGGAACTTCATGGACAGGAGATGTCAGAACAGTAGATTACGATCTAAATGGCGAAGACATTAGAATTACTGCTGGCGAGAAGACTATTAGATTTACATCCAGTGCATCTAATGCAGAAAAGGATTCTGTAGAAACATTTGCAGAAATCAAGTATTATGCAACTGGTCTTCTCCCAGAGAATCCTGGTTCTATCATCTCAACAAAACCTGCTTACTTCAAGGCAAATGAAGGTATTCAGTTAATCTCTAACAACACTGAACAAGAGAAAAAACCAAGTCCTCTTGCACAGACCTTCAAAGTTGAAGGTTATGATGGTGGTTGCTTCACTACAGGTGTTGATCTATTCTTCGCTAAGAAGAGTGAGACGATTCCCATTAGAGTTTATCTAACTGATGTTGATTCCGAAAAACCAGGCAAGAATATTGTTCCTGGAACAGAAATTGTTGTTGAACCATATACTTATCTGAAAATCTATGTAACTGCTTCTTGTTCTATTAGAATCGGAGAAAGAGTATCTGGAGATCAATCCAGTGCATCTGGTCCTGTTCTCAAAGTTCTAGACAAGAACAATAACGAGATTGCTATCTCGGAAGATGGCGAGATTGCTTTGACAAACGAGCAAGTATATACCCTGATTCTTTCTAATCACAATGGTATTTCATTCCTACAGAATGAAATCTTGTCGTTCCCATCTATCACTGCATTCAACAATCAGAATAATACAGAAATCGCAGCAAGAATTGCTAAAGACTCTGGATTTATTTCTGCTATCAAGGTTGTAGATGGTGGAGAGAATTATGATTCTGCTACGATTACTATCGAATCTCCAAGTCTTCCTGGTGGTAGTAACGCAACTGCTACAGTGTTTGTATCTGGCGGAATCATCTACAACTCTACACTAACACTTCCTGGTAGAGGATATACAGAACCACCTTCTGTTGTTGTTAGAGGAACTGGTCTTGGAAATGCTGGTGCAGAACTAGCAACCGAAATCAGTATCACCGAACCTGCAGTAAGAATGGGTGTTGCCAATGATGAAATTGGTCAGACACCATCTATCGTTCCCACTAGATTTGATTTTGATTATCCAGTATATCTGAATAACAATACTGAGTATGCTCTAACTATCGAGACAGATTCCCAAGAATTTGAGATCTGGTCTTCTAGATTGGGAGACACCGAAATTGCTACCAGTACAACAGTTACCACCAATCCAGCGTTGGGTTCTGTATTCAAATCCCAAAACGTAGATAACTGGACAGAAGATTTGTTTGAAGATATCAAGTTCACTCTATACAGAGCAGAGTTTGACATCAGCAAAGCTCCATCCATTGATCTGACCAATGTTTCTCTTGGATTTGAAGAGATGGTTAACGATCCCATCGAGACTTATGCATTTGCAAATGCTAATGCAACTTCTGATCTATTCAAGAACAATAATAACATCATCAAAGTTTATCATAAGAACCATGGATTTGAAGATGAATCTTCTTATGTCTTCTTCAAATCTCTTGCAACCACTGCTGGTTACACAGAAGGTTCTCTAAATGGAACTCTGTTCAAAGTATCTAATGCAGGCATTGATACTTTCAATATTAGTGGTATCGGAAGAGCAGCAGATTCTATCTTCGGTGGTGGTGCTAGAGGATTGATTGCTTCTAATAAGAAGTTTGAGAGAATGCTCGCACAACTCTCTTACATTCAGTCTCCTGGTACAAACATCACAACTGAAGTTTCTACCACTAACATTATTCCTGTTGATTCTGATACAGAAAACTATAATTCATACACCACCGCTCCGTTTGAGAGAACCTTCTTGAACGAAGAGCAATACTTCATCACTCAAAAAGTTATTCCATCTGATATTAACCTCTTGATGAATAACTTGGGTGAGGGATTGATTTATAGATTGAAGATGACTTCCGAGAAGTCATACCTCTCTCCAATCGTGGATCTCACAACTTCTTCTATCAAGACTTCTACAAATAGAATCGAGAAGGCAGAAGGTAGTGAGGGTAGATATGGTAAGAGATTCCAAGACATCCAGTTCTTCCCTGTTTATTCGATGGCGCTTAACGGCAACTATCAATCACAGGCACAGGGTGGCGCTCAAATCAATATCACTGCTGGACAGACAGTAGAAGGTATTGGTAATATCTCTCTGGGTATTCCTGCGACTGGCGCTAAAGGCGAAGTTGTTGGATTTAACGCCAATGACAATACCATCACAGTCAAAGTCAAGAATAACAACCTATTTGAACCAAATGAGCAATTGTTCTTCTCGCAGCAATCTCAACCAACAGGATCTCTCGAAGATTTTGCGGTTGAAGTCGCAGGATCTGGTCCTCAATTGGATAGACCAGACTTTGACTTTAAAGATGTCATCAATGCTATCAACCCATCATCTGTAACTGAGGTTTATAATACTTCTATCACGGGTACAGTTATGCTTTGGGATACACCAACCCAGACACTAAGAGTTGAAGTTGATAGACAACCAATTAACAATGATTATACTTCTTCTGCACTAAGTGGTGCTTTTGTTAGAGAACAGGTAACTGCTGATCAAACAAATGACATCTTTAGAGTAGGTGATTTTGTATCTTTCCCATCAATCGGTGCTGGAGAAGAAACATTCTATGAAATCAAGAGTATTAATTACACCAAAGGTGTTGATTATGTACCAGAAGATAGTGTAAATAACTCTTCTTCCGTTGCGAAGTATGTTACTAAAGAACTAACATTGAAGACACCTGCTGAATCTGTAGACTTGATTATTACAGCAAATGTCAAGGATGTCATGGACATCAAGGCATTGTACAAGGTTAAGACTACTTCGGTACAGAGAGGATTTGAAGAACTAGAATGGTTGTTCTTCAATAATGATGGAAGACCTGATCGAATGACCAATGCAACTCCACAGAATGCAATTTCTCCACAGAAAGAAGAGCAGTCTGATTATCAAGAGTTCAGATACAGCGTTTCTGGTCTAGATGCATTCACATCCTTCGGTGTGAAACTCGTTATGGAATCTGACAATCCTTCTTTCACTCCTAAAATCCAAGATATTAGAGTTGTTGCTTCGGCATGATAAAAGTTGATGGTCATAATGATCTCTACAGAGATCCTGATACGGGGGCAATTGTAACCACTCAATTACCCCCTAAGAAGTCTGCTTCTGACACAATCAGGGGAATGAAGAGTGACATAAATACTTTGAAGGAAGAACTATCTGAAATCAAACTACTTCTTAGAGAGATCGTAAGAAATGCCAGCAATTAATGTAGCTAAAACAGATACCTTTGAAATTCAAAGGCAAAAAATTAATAACATCGGAACCCAGATCTTCAACATCTCTGCTGGTGGTAGTGACCTATCGACTGGTAATCTGAAGTTAGGAGATGGTACGAAGACCACTCCATCGCTGGCATTTAATAGCGATTCAACTCTTGGTATTTTCAAACCCGATCTAAAATCTATCGGTTTTGCGAGTGGTGAAAAACGTATTATTGACCTTCGTGAGACGGCAGTAGTTTCTTTCAAAGATATTAATGTT